GTTTCAAAAAAAGAAGAAAACAGAAAATAGTGATAGCCACTTTCAGTCCAACAGAGTCCTCCTCGAATGTCGCTGCGTTTTTTACCTTGAGCACTGTTGACACAATACTCGTAAAGATGTTGATACAATTGATCTTTAATATCGGTTCCGGAGGCTGGATAAATAGTAACAGAACCTTTTCTTACTTGATTGAGAAAGACTCTAAATTTTTTAGGAGGTAAAGGATCGGGCATAAAACCTGCTTGTAACCAAATTAAATCCAATAAATCGGACTGTTTAGTTACCATCTTTGGGTTAGAAGCTTCACATGGAGCTGGTGTACCATCTGGTTTTTCTACAGTGAATCGAAGTTTTGGTATTGTACTCATAATAATTTGTAAACCAGAAATAAGAGGAAATACAGAAGTGGGATCGGAAGCTACCCCGTAAGTTCTCTTCACACAAACATGTTTTACGCATTTAGGTTCCAAAATTTCATCATTACAGGTATGTCCCGCTGTATCTTTACTCCAGGCTTTGATTTTGTCATTAATTTCTTTGAGAGACCAAGGTTGTGCAAAATATTTATTTGCTGCATTAACTTTATCTGGCCATTGTTCTTTATATTTTTTCTTTGCAAAAACCATATAATTATACATGAAACGATCTCTGCCATCTCCTAATTTAGTTTTGGATAACCGTTGCAAACAACATGGTCCATCTTCAAATTCAGGGTCCCCTCCTTTTAAAATCTCTTCTTCACATCGTGTGATGAGTTTTTTTAATTCTTCAGGACCTAATTGTGATTCTTTGGCTCTTTTAATAAATTGTTCCAAGGATAATGGGTGATTGTCTTTGTCAAGAGCATGACGAGTTGTTTCTTTTTCTTTTTGATAAGGAAGATTAATAAAATTTCCTGCCAGGTTTCCATGTTCATCTGGTTCTATTTCAACTTGTTTAGGATAAATTTCAGTAGTTCTTGGTAATTCAAGCGGTAAAAGGATTGAAGCTAATGAATCTCGCATAGTTTGAGCGTTGATGGCTTCTTTTAAAAATAAATAAATATGCAAACCTCCACTTTTTGATCGGCACGGGATTAGAGGTAACTTATATTTCTCTATATAAGAGAGTAAAATGGGTATATTAAATTCTTTGTAGTTTTTAGCATCCACATCAATACATCCAAAAGATGCTTTCCCATCTTTGGTACAAGGTTGAATTCCGATTGATATTATTCCGTCTAAATGTTGTTTGTAATGAAAAGGAGTGACTAATGCTTGAGCCCATACGTAAGGGGGTTTAATTTTATTTCTTTCTTTATCAAACTCCGCTTTGGACATGTCGGCTTTGCCAAAGTTTTCTTGGAGTCCAGAAAATAATTTTATAAATTCATCTATCATACATCCCTTTAAGCGGGGCGGCTTAAGTCTCCCGCTACCGCCCCTAGATTCACCTTTGGTGAAACTTAGAAATTTAGGTTATCTTTCTCTGCTGCTTTATCTTGTCCACTTTTTATAGAAGTGTGAAAAGATTTAGCTTGCTGATAAAGATCTACATTATCTACTTTTCTTAAAAGTTTTACAGCGTAACCATACCAAGTAAAATTTCCTGATATTTCTACTGACCGTAGCTGATAGATGTGACTGAAAGACGGCGGATTAAAAGTACCATTTTTACCTTTTTCAGTAATACTTTTCATCATTGAGTTCCATCCTCGACTCACTTTAAGTTGAGTAGACTTCATCGCTATTAGCGCTTTATCAGATCCACTATCCGTTAAGATAATAACAAAATGATTTGCAGTTTTAATAATGATGTTACCATTTTGAAGGACATCTTTGCCTGAGGCATCCTTCTTTGTTTGAGCAAGAACTTCAGGACCTCTATCCGGTGATGCCGGACGACCTTCTTTTCTTTCAAATGGTGCCCACTCAGGAAAGGTGAGTTTATAATAGCATGGAATAACTTCAATGCCTTTTGCTCCATCGTACAGTTTTTTAGTAACTGTATTATAGAACATTCCTGGTTCAGCTCCTTCAACATACGCAGAATGTTTTTTCTTTGTTTCGTCGGAACTGTTTTGAAGTAGTTTTAGAAAGGGTAGAGCCAAATCATCTTGGTCCATATTCTCTAAACCTAACTTCGCATCTGCTTCAAATAATGAAGCGGATGGTAAACTAGCTTGCTTCTTGATAGTGACATCGCTTGTTTCTTGTGTCATGTTTATTTACTCCTTATTTTTGTTTGGTTTCCTACAAACGTGTTGAACAAATCAGAGGGCATCTCTTTGCCTGCTTCAGTACGCTCTCTGAATAGTGCTTTTAAAGTCATTGGTTCTACCTTTAATTTTTGGGCAGGTTGGTAGCCTTGACTTTGTGCAAGGGTTGCATAATCGCTCGCCTTGTTATCTTCATTACGACCAAAGGAAACGGTGATTTCATTTAATGATATCGCCTAGGTCATTATTTCGAAGCCAGTTAAATGCTGCTTCTCTTTTTGCTATAGGTATAGAAGCACCATAAATTTTTTTAACGTCCACAGAAGAACCATCTGCGAGTTTTAAAGAAGATAAAGACATCTCATTCATAAGAGTGGGAATGACTTCGCATGAAATTTTTTCAGCTGTCTCTTTCAAACTTTTTAAATCTTGTTCTTTTGCTTTAATATTTTTTTCTAACTGATGAAGTTTAAGTACTTCATCGGAAAGATTCTTTATATTATCTATTTCATTGATGGCTAGAGATTGATCCTCTTCCATCAGTTCATTTAATTTATTCATTTATTTTTCTTTCATTATTATATTTTTAAATTAACTACATTAAGAATATGTCGCTTTTAAGGCATTACTCATTAATGCAATCTTTCTGTTCTAATTAACTTTCTTTCTGTATACGCGTTTTCTTCTTTTAATTCTGAATGTAAAGATCCAAAATAGTGTGTATTTTCTTTAATACTTTCTTGTGCATATCCTGTATTAAATAAATAGTTACCTAGTTTTCGAGAATAATCCCAAAATCTCTGTCCAAGTTCTATGTAAGTATAATGAGCAGAACTGTTTTGAATTAAACCTTTTTCTTTCAACCATTTTACAGCATCATCAAAATAATGTTCGCTTACTTCTTGTATTTCGCCATCAAATCTAAATAATATGGAATATTTATTTTTAAGTAAAAGATTATTTTTAAATCTTCTACTATTAATTCTCCAACCTTTTGGAACACACATATTATAATATATTACTGCAATAAATATAGTGAAGATATTCCATTGAAGGTCTCTATCTTTTAAGTTTAGAAGATCAAAAAAATTTTTATATTTCCATTTGTAAGCTAAAACATGTAAGCCTTCAAAAAAATATCTTGAGTTTTGTAAATCTATAATCTTAATATTATTTTTTCCATACTGTGCTTTGGTTTCTATTTTTAATTTTTCTTTATTCATCTATTTTTCCTTTCTCGTATAAGTTGATGGAGATGGGATAATACATTTTTTCTTGTCGGTCCCATTTTAATAAATGATATTTACCATGCGTTATATCCGATACAACAGAACATGCTACGCCAATAATTGCTGGATCACCTGTCAGTAAAAGATAATCTGTTGGACGATAATCCTTTAACAATCTTCGTAATTCAAAAATAATAGGTCCTGGACTAAAAATCATTTGGGAATCCTCTGATAAGAGGACTTTAATTTTTCCAAATTTTTGAGCTCCCATAATATTAATTTTAGGACGCCCTTCTTTTGTACCTGGAATTTCCTGAATAACGTAAACTATTTTTTCCGGATCTTGTTTTGAGTCTTTATAATCGAGATTAGCCATAACTTTCTGTTGACACTAGATATAAGATACTATATCTTTGTTGTCAAGAAAGAAGACTATGCATTATAAATTTAAGACGAAGCCTTATGGGCATCAGATTACTGCTTTGGAAAAATCATGGCAGAAAAAAGTTTATGCTTTATTTATGGAGATGGGTACGGGTAAAACCAAAGTAGCTATTGATAATTTAGCTATGCTTTATGATCAAGGAAAAGTAAATGGGGCCTTAATTATAGCGCCTAAAGGCGTATATAAAACGTGGTATTCTCAAGAAATTCCTACTCATCTTGCTTCTCATATTCGCTATAAACTGGTCTTGTGGCAAGCCTTAATTAATCAAAAACAAAAGAAAAGACTGGACACTTTATTTAAAACCGGTGTAGATCTTCATGTTCTTATTATGAATGTAGAAGCTTTTAGTACAACTAAAGGCATGGAATTTGCTAGAAAGTTTCTAAGTTGTCATGAAACATTTATGGTCGTGGATGAAAGTACTACCATTAAAAATCCTGGGGCTAAAAGAACCAAAAATATTATTGACCTGGCTCCTCATGCTAAATATCGTAGAATTTTAACAGGATCACCTGTGACGAAATCTCCTTTAGATCTTTATAAACAATGTGAGTTCCTTGATCCTTATCTCTTGGACCATTCTTCTTATTATACATTTCGATCTCGATACGCCACGCTGCGTACTGCTAATTTTAACGGAAGATCTGTGCAGCTCGTTGTAGGTTATAAAAACCTTGTAGAACTGTCGGAAAAACTTAAGACCTTCTCCTATCGTGTTCTCAAAGACGACTGCTTGGATCTTCCACCTAAAACATACATGAAAAGAATCATTACGTTAACCCCTGAACAAGAGAAAGTTTATAAACAAATGAAACAAATGGCGTTAGCGCAAATGAATGGAAAAGTTACTTCAACAGTGAATGCCTTAACACAATTAATGCGTTTGCATCAAATTACGTGCGGACATTTTAAAGCAGAT